TCGCTTCATGCACCTTTCCTATTCGCACAACCTGGCGCTGCTGAACTCCTCAACCGCGCGCGGCATGATTAAGTCTCAGGCCTACCAGTCGATGTGGCCGATGTCGCTGCGCGATGACGCTGACAGTAAGGCGATGTGGTGGACTGAACACGGTGGCGGCGTTTACGCGTCTTCAGCTGCCGGACAGGTTACAGGCTTTCGTGCCGGACATATGGAAGCTGGCTGGCAGGGGGCGCTGATCATCGATGACCCGGTTAAACCGGATGATGCTTATTCCGATACTGTGCGAAACGGTGTCAACAACCGTTTCAACGAGACAATCAAATCACGACTGGCGATCGAGACGACGCCGATGATTGTCATCATGCAGCGGATCCATTACCACGACCTGAGCGGCTATCTTCTGCGGGGCGGGAGTGGTGAGAAATGGCATCACCTGAATCTGCCGGTGATTATCGACAATAGTCAGCCATACGCTGCTCAGTACCCTGAAAACACCCACGCCATACCGATTGACCACGGACTGCCTGATGGCTGGCTGTGGCCGTTCAAGCACAATGAATCGCACCGCGTATCGCTGTTCTCTCACAGACGCACTGCCGAAGCGCAGTATATGCAGAAGCCTCGCAGGTTTAATGCAGAAGGCGCTCTGTGGACAGAGGCGATGATCAGCGCGGCTCGCGAACTGCAAATTCATCACGATAAGGTTCGCACTGTCGTAGCCATTGACCCGCAGGCAACAAACAGCGACGAAAGCGATGAAACAGGCATTGTCGCTGCCAGCTCATATGGTGCTGGTGATAAAAAGCAGTTCTCTGTGGATGGCGATTACAGCGGTAAATATTCACCTGCTGGATGGGCCAAGAAAGCCATATCGGCTTATGAGCAACACGAAGCTGACGCGATAGTTATTGAGACGAACCAGGGTGGAGATATGGCGGAGGAGACACTCCGCAACGCCGGGTTCAAAGGTCGCATCATTCGTGTCCATGCCAGCAAAGGTAAGTATGCCCGCGCGGAGCCGATATCGGCGCTCTACGAACAGGGGCGAGTGGCAAATCACGGCAATCTCTACGTGTTGGAGAACCAGATGATGGAATACATCCCCGCCACCGCGAAGAAATCACCTGACCGCCTCGATGCGATGGTTTACGCACTGACTGAACTGAATGGATCTCAACCTGTGGGGATGATGATTCCGAAACGCCTTCGCTAACCAAACGGATAAACCATGACTGACCAATTAACTCTCGCCGTCAACCATGCGTTGAACGATGCGCGGATGGCGCGCGCCCGTATGGGGCTGATGGCGCCGACGATGGGGCTGGACAATAAGCGCCATTCCGCATGGTGCGAATATGGCTTCCCTGAGCAGGTAACCTACGAAAACCTCTACGCCCTGTACCGGCGCGGGGGCATCGCCCACGGAGCGGTAGAGAAGCTGGTGGGCAAGTGCTGGCAGACGAACCCGGAAATCATCGAGGGTGACGACGCTGACGAGAGCAAAGATGAAACCGCGTGGGAGAAGAACGCCAAGAAAGTATTCACTAAGCGCCTCTGGCGAGCCTTTGCTGAAGCAGACCGCCGCCGCCTGGTCGGCCGTTATGCTGGAATCCTGCTGCACATCAATGATTCCAGAACGTGGGATCAGCCGGTTGTTCGTGGGAAGTCACTAAAAAAGGTTACGATCGCATGGGCTGGGTCACTAACAGTCAGCGAGTGGGTTACTGACCAGAAATCGGCAGATTACGGCCAGCCAAAGCAGTGGAAATACGTTGAGAGCCTGCCAAACGGCGGGACGAATCAGCGCTTTGTGCATCCAGATCGCGTATTCATCTTGGGAGACTACTCGAATGATGCCATTGGCTTCCTTGAACCACCTTATAACGCCTTTGTCAGTCTCGAAAAGGTAGAGGGCGGGTCTGGCGAATCGTTCCTGAAAAATGCGTCAAACAAGCAGGCCATCAACTTTGAGAAAGACATCGACTTTGCGAATTTGGCTTCTCTGTATGGCGTTTCGGTAGATGAACTTCAGGAGCGCTATAACGAAGCTGCCAGAGAGCTTAATGTCGGTAACGATGTACTCCTGATCACCCAGGGGGCGCAGGTTACTTCGATGGTCTCTGCTGTTTCTGACCCGTCGCCTACTTACAACGTCAACCTTCAGACAGCATCGGCTGGGGTGGATATTCCGGCGCGTATTCTTGTCGGCAATCAGCAAGCTGAGCGATCAAGCACTGAAGATCAGAAGTATTTCAACGGTCGCTGCCAGTCACGCCGCGGTGACCTGTCATTCGAAATTGAAGACTTCAGTGACAAGCTCATTGACCTGAAAATCATTGATGCTGTCAGCGAGAAGACGGTTATCTGGGATGACCTCAACGAGCAGACAGGAACTGAGAAACTCGCCAATGCCAAAACCATGGCAGAGATTAACCAGACGTTCCAGGGCAGCGGAGAGAATCCGGCATTCAGCCGTGAAGAAATTCGCACGGCAGCCGGTTATGAAAACGTCGATGAATTCCCGTTAGGAGAAGAGGATGGCGACGAAGAAGACGAAGCCACCGATTCTGCCGCGTAACTACCAGGATCCGACCGGAGCCGATGCGCTGGAACGCCGGGCAATGAAAGACTTCGCCAGGCGGATGAATAAGATTGGCAAAGCGTACAAATCAGCACTCGACAAAATACCTTCCTCCCTCGCAGTAAACGCCAGATACGAATACCAGCTAAACCCAACGCTACTCTCCATCATCCTGAACGATGCCAGTTACCTGGTTGATCAGGTGCTGCTTGAAGGTGGCGATTACGACCTGTGGTTTTACGAGTACATCGACCTTGCGTCGGAGAAAGGGACCGGGCAGTCGTTCTACAACCTCAGCCAGCAATCTCCGGTGTACGCCGCTGGTCGTGAGTCGTTAGCGTCCATCCTCGCAAGCGACCCGTATCAGCAACGCATGGCGCTGGTGCATGCGCGCGTGTTTGAGGAAATGAAGGGTCTGACTGCTGACGTTAAGCGAGATATGGCGCGCGTGCTGACTGATGGCGTGGGCCGTGGACTCAATCCGCTGGACATTGCCCGCAACCTTACAGACCAGACCGGCATCGAGAAGCGGCGGGCGAACCGGATAGCACGCACTGAAGTGACGACCGCGCTGCGCCGTGCTAAATGGGATGAAGACCAGGAGGCGAATGACCTTTACGGCCTGAAGACGCTTCTGGTTCACATCTCAGCGCTGTCTCCGACAACCCGACATACCCATGCAGTGCGTCACGCCCACCTCTACACCAATGAAGAGGTCCGTGACTGGTACAGCAAGGATGGCAACTCCATCAACTGCAAATGCAGCCAGCAGTCGGTACTGGTGGATGCGAACGGGAACCCGGAATACCCGGACACCATCACGAAACTCAAACAGGAATATAAATCGATGCAGGCACGCGGTTACGCCTGGGCGGAGAAATAACTATGCCTATGCAGGTCAACATCACCACTAAGGTGAACAGCCAGTCTATCCGGCGCGAAACACATAACGGTCGTGAGCATCTGGTGCTGCCGAGCTATACGCTGCCGGCGAACGTCGTCATGAATGGCGGGCTGTACACAGAAGATGAAATCAACGCCCACTATCAGGGGCTGGAAGGCACGCTCGCGCCGCTGGGTCATCCACAGGTTAACGGTCAGTTCGTGTCGGCCTTCTCTCCTGAAGGTCTTAACGTCGGCTACGTAGGCGCGTGGAACCGTAACGTTAAGAAGTCCGGCAATCGTATCTACGTAGAAAAATGGGTGGATGTGGCTCGAGCTGAAGAGTCGGAAGGCGGGCGAGAACTACTTGAGCGCGTCGCAGCTATTGAGCGTGGCGATGACGTTCCGCCCATTCATACCAGTGTCGCCGCTTTCCTCGACCAGCTTGAGCCTAACGAACAACAGAGAGCGACTGGTGCCGAATGGGTGGCGAAGATTCACAGCATGGACCACGACGCAATCCTGCTGCATGAAGTCGGAGCCGCCACCCCTGAGCAGGGTGTCGGCCTGATGGTTAACGCCGATCTGGCACAGCCGCTTAAAACGAACTCGGGCGCGCTGGTTGGCGAATCCTACCGGGAGCGCGAACAGCGTCTCGATCGCGCAGCCAAAGCGAAGTTTGCGGAGGGCGCGAATGAATACGCCTGGGTGGCTGACTTCACTGACTCGCAAGCGGTAATCATCCGCAACGGGGGCACCGCTGAGGTGTTTGGCTACAAATCAGATGGCGGCGTAATCACCTTCGACGATGCCGGTACCGCAGTGGCTCGCCAGGAGTCATGGGTGGCTGTAGTCGCCAACAAATTCAAAGCTCTATTCACACCGCAGGAACAGCCTGCACCAAACCACAAAACGGAGGGCGACATGCCTTTAACCACTGAAGATACAGAACTGCTTCGCAAAATCGTTGGTGAGGCCATCGCCGCTAATAACGACGCGACCATTAAACCACTGAGCGAAAGCATTGCAATTATCCAGGCGAACCAGCAGCAACTTTCGGAAACCCTGACCGCCAATTCACGCGCCGAAGAGAAAGCAAAGCGTGAAGCTGTAGCCGCAAAACATGGCGATATCGTCGCTAACGCACTTTCAGGCGATGCGCTGGATGCGATGTTCAAGACGCTGGGCGAAGCTGCACCGCTGGGCACCAACAATGCGCAGCAGCAGAAAGAAACCGGTGCACCTAACCCTGCCGAATACTTCAAATAAGGAGCCAGAATAATGGCACGTTATCGTCGCGTTAATATCGACGGTCAGTCTCTGTACAAGACCGAAACCCGCGTTACTGCTGCAGCCTTGCTGCCCGGTACTGCGGCAGTCATCAATGGCGACAATGAGTTCGCGCAGGCAACTGCGCTGGCTGGTCGTATCTACATCATCGATGTTGCTTATCATCAGGGTCTCAAAATCACTGAAGCAGTGCCAGCCGGCGACTCCGCCGTGGGTAACTACGTAGAAGAGGGCCGCGAGCTGGCGCTGCTGTGCGTGGCGGGCACTTACGCTAAAGACGACCCAATCAAGCTGGGTAGTAATGGGCAATTTACCAAAGCTACTGCAGACACCGATTCGGTGATTGGCTATAGCCAGGACGATGCGACCATCGCAGCCAGCACTACCGATTTCATCCGCGTGCGTATGCGCGTCGGTACCGTAGCCGCTGCAGGTGCTGGCGCTTAATCAGGAGAATAATAATGTATTTTACCGCTGAAACACTGGCTACTAACCGCCGACTGCAAGGGCACTGGAGTGAGCTGTGGGCCAATCGTGATATCTATAACGCCCAGCATGACATGATGGTCAACGCGTACCGCACGCGCATGACGCATGAAATGCTGGCGGCTAATGCCATCGGTGGATTTACACGTGAATTCTGGGGCGAAATTGACCGCCAGATTATCCAGATGCGCGATCAGGAAATTGGCATGGAAATCGTCAACGACCTGATGGGTGTGCAGACCGTGCTGCCGATTGGGAAAACTGCAAAGCTGTATAACGTCTCTGGCGATATCGCGGATGATGTCTCCATCAGCATTGATGGTCAGTCGCCGTATTCCTTCGACCACACCGAATTCGGTTCAGATGGCGATCCGATCCCGGTATTCACTGCTGGTTATGGAGTCAACTGGCGCCATGCTGCCGGGCTGAGCACTGTCGGCATCGATCTGGCCCTGGAATCTCAGTCGGCCAAGATGCGTAAATTCCACAAGAAGCGCGTCGACTTTTACCTGAACGGCGATGCCAGCATCGTGGTTGATGGTCTGCCAGCGCAAGGTATGAAAAACCACCGCAACACTCAGAAAATCAACCTGGGTAGTGGCGCTGGCGGCGCCAACATCAATCTCACCACAGCTACACCGGCTGAGCTACTGGCATTCTTTGGCCCTACAGGTCCATTTGGCCTCACTGCCCGCCGTAACAAGGTTACAGCTTACGACAAGCTGTGGGTGAGCCCTGAAGTCTGGGCCAACATGGCGAAGCCGTATCTGGTAGATATCAACACAGGTACTAATGCGCTGCTTAGCGGCACTGTGCTGGATGCGATCAGCAAGTTTATTCCTGCTAAGTCTATCCAGATGACCTATGCACTGGAAGGTAACGAGTTCCTGGCGTACGAGCGCCGACAGGATGTGATTTCTCCTCTGGTAGGTATGGCTGTGGGCGTTGTACCGCTCCCGCGCCTGATGCCGCAGAGCAACTACAACTTCCAGATCATGTC